GCGCTACGAGCTGCCTGGGGCGTGAGCAGGCGGTCGCCCATGTTGACCCAGTGGTAGTCATGCTCCAGCAATTCCCAGGAGTGGTAGAGCACGCGCTCGACCAGCGCGGCCAGCTCCCAGCGGTCACGTCTCCGTCCGCGGCGGAAGATCGGCACGCAGTCGAGGGCTGGGATGACGCGGGTGGCCGAGGCGTCGAGCCCGCAGCGCAGGATGTAGTCGGTCACGTCCTGCTCGTGCCGCTTCCTGGCCTCTTCGGCGTCCTTGTCCTTCTCGGCGTTGCTGCCGGCCGAGCGTGGGCGGTACGGCTCCTTGACGCTCCGCTCGCCGTCCTCGTCCCGCCTGACGTAGCGCTTCCGACGGTCGTCGTCGTCGCGGCTGTAGCTGGACTTCTCGTCGTCATCCTTCTCGTCGTAGGCCCGGTCCGAGATGTACTCGTAGTAGTCGGGGGCGCCGTCCATGTCGACGTCGCAGGGCAGTGTCACGCGCGCGAACTCCGAGTCCTCGACCGACTTGCCGGCGAACGTCTCGAAGGGCACCGACCGCAAGCGCCACTCGTTCATGTAGGCGGCGCAGGCCTCGGCGCCCTCGATGTCCTTCTCACGGAACCCGAGCGGCTCACGCTCGAAGGCGGGCTCGGACGATCCGACGCGGGCGATCAGGTCGCGCTCGAGGGTGAGCCGCTGGGGCAGGGTGAGCTGGGCCAGCGCTGCGCCCTCGGGGTTCAGCCTGGCCCACTCGCGGTCGACACGGACGAGTGAGCTTCGCTCCTTGCGGCGGAACGCTCTGGTCTGCTCCAGCCGCTTCGTGCGGTTCGGGAGGGCAGCCTTCCCCTCCCTGTAAAGATCAATCACGCTCTCGGGCGTGATGTCGCGGCCTCTCCATGTGAGCGGTTCCCGTTCGCCGCTCGTGGTGCGCTCACTGGGGCGCCGCTTGCGCTCAGCCATCGTCCAGCTTCCGCGGGACGGCAGCTACCGCCCAGTCCACCGCATGGGCCACAAGGTCGTCGGCAGAGATGGCCGCGCGTACCTGCGCCCGGGCCTGCTCGAGCTTCTGGAAGCGAAGGACCCTCTCCAATGCCAGGCGCAGCGACTGGGACCGAATCAGCCCGACCCGGATGGCCACCTCGCGCTCCAGGCAGCAGGCGGCGAGCGGCTCAGCCATCGACCCGGACTCCGAACCGCTCGAGCATCGACTGGAACGCGGGGTCACCAGCTATCGGGTGCGCGTTCCTGGGCTCTTTGGGCGTTGTAGCGGGCATCGGTGAATTTAGTACAACCGCTGTGCCGCCAGGGATGGGTATGCTGGACGGTTTGCTCAGAGAAGCTGCCAGCGCCTGGCCCAGCAGCGATCTCGGCTGTGACCAGAACGCCAGCACCACCGCCTCGGCGCGGTCGGGACTCTTGACGCCGCGCTTCCGGGCGTCCTCCTTGCGCTCGATGGCGATCCGTCCGCGGTGGTCGTGGGCGTAGCGGAGGCCAGCGAGCTGCGAGAGGGCCGTGCGGTCGGTGAGCCCCGCGAGCATGCCCTCGGCTGCCCACTCGCGGAACGACCAGAACAGTTGTGCTCGGAGGTTGGCGAACTTCGCCTTGGCCGTGTCGGTCTCGCGTTTGGATCGGCCCGCGGGGGCCTCGCCGACGTTGATGCGCACGACGGGCAGGCCGGCGTCCTGGAGGCTCTCGGCGAAGTAGTGACCGATGCCGGCCACGTCGACGTTCACGGCCTCAAGGGTCCGCCAGGACGACAGCGCGGCCACCACCGCGCCCCTGGCATCGGCCTGGGGAAAGGGCCGTATGTCCAGGATAGCGTCGCCCTGGCGGATACACAGCACGGTCTCGGCCTCGCCGGGGCCGGCCACGTCGACGCCAGCCTGGACTGGCTGCTCTGGGTCGTGCACGGCTGGCCGGACCCGGGCGGCGTCAAGCCACCCGTACTCGAGCAGGGTGCCCTCCTGGTCGGCGATCCACTCGGCCTCGATCTCCTGGCGCGCGAACTCGCCGTCGTACTGCGATCGCAGCGAGGCGGTAAAGGCGGCGTCGACGAACGGGTTGGCCCAGGTAGCTACCCGGTGGACGGCGGTCTCGTCGGTGGCCTGGGTGACGAAGACGTCGTAGAGCCAGTTGTGGCCCTTCGGGGTGGTGGTAAGCCACGCACGGCCCAGCTCGCCGAACTGGCGGAGGCGTCCGATCGTGATGGGCCAGGTATCCGCATGGCAGAGGGCCGCCTCGTCGATCCAGGCCCAGGCCGCGTTTGGGCCACGCAAGCGGTCGGGGTCGTCGGACGAGCGAAAGAGCACCTCGTGGCCCGTCACGAGCTGGACGCGCATCTCGTTCTGCACCACCCGCGAGATGAGCGGCGCCCAGACGTCGAGGGCGGTCCTCCAGGTGGCATCTCTGAGCATCGGGTAGGTCGGGCTGATCACCAGCCCCAGCGAGGGCCTCGGCTCGGCAGCAAAGCGGTGCAGCGCCTTGACCGCGCCGGCAAAGCTCTTGCCGGCGCCCACTCCACCGAGCATCAGCACCCAGCGGTGCTGGTCCTCGACAAACGCGCTCTGCGTCGCCGAGAGCCGCAGGGCAAGATCAGGAGCGCGAGTCTCGACGGTCATCAATCGCCTCGATGGTGATGCGGATGTCGCCAGTCACCTCGCGCTTCTCTTCGGTGCGCTCGACGTAGCCGCGGTCCCTGCCTACGGTCTTCAGCAGGAAACACACTGCCCATCCCTCCCCCTTCTCGACGGCCTTGACCAGTGCAAGCTCCCCGATGTCGAGGATGGCCTCCCGCTCCTGTCGCTTCGCCTCGGCCACGACCGCGTGGCGCTGGACGTAATTCTCGATCGTCTGCGGCGAACACTGGAGGTGACGCGCCGCGACCGTCACCATGCCCCGCGTCTCTCGCAGAGCGCTGATGACGGTCTCCTGGGTGAACTTCTCCTTCGCCACGCTTTTTATGGCTCCAATATCCCCAACATGCGGGCCTTCCGACGAACCCATCCCGCCTTCGTGCCCGCAGCCTGATTACGCCGAGCCTGGTCGGTTTGGCGCCCGCCCTGGAGCGCCGCGACCATCTTGGCCTTGTGGTCCGGATCGTCCCACCGGCGACGGACCGCCGCGCTTCGCTGCTCGATCCCCGTGTCCGTCGCGAGCATCGCTCGCATCCGGAGGCTCTGCTCCTGCCGCGCCTCGGGGGTTGCCCAACGCCGGCGGGCGGCCTCCGCGCGCCTCGCCCTGGACTCAGGCGAGGCGAACGCGACGGGCAACACGGCACGGAGCTTCGCTCGCGTCCCGTCACCAACCACGTGACTCGCGCCGTCGCCCCCGTCCGTCCGATTCGTCAGGTTGGCCCGACCAATCGACGCGATCAGCGCGATCTCACGAGCGAACGCTTGGGGCTCGTCATCCGTCCGGAATACGACCCGCCGCTCGACGACGGCGCCGTCCGCCCAGATGCAACGGATGGTCCTGCAACGATGACAGGGACAGGCGCCCCTTGCCTCGATCTCGTGTCGCAGGAGGCGACGACCGGTCCCCTTGCCAACGTAAAAGGGGGTGCCGTCAGGACGGCACAACAGGTACACGTAGAACCGACCGGCCGCATGGCCGATGGTATCCTTCGGGGGCATCGAGTGTCTCCAAGCCTCGGTGTCACGCCCCCGGCTATTGCAAGTAGCGCGGGGGTTTCTGCACCTCAATTGTACCATCCGCCTTCGAGTCAGCACACCCAGCCCCCTACGGCAGGCCAGGCACGCCGGCCTGGATCACGCGGAGCAGCGCCCACAACACGGCGATGAGCGCGACGGCGCCGACGATCAGGCGGGCTGGCGGATACGCCTCGGGGAAGAAACGCTGCACGGCCCAGAGGACGATCGCGGCGATGACGCAGACGATGATCAAGAAGATCAGGAAGCTGACCAGCGTCTCTATCATCGCCGCCTCCCGGGCTCGCTGCTGGCGATGGTACCACTTCAGCTCGTTTTGTGCGCATCAGGTGGGGCCACGTCCAGCTTCGGCGACGTCGTCGAAGACGATGTTCCCGCCATGGAATGGCGTCAGGCGCCCAACCGTCGGTCTCATCGTGTCCCCGCAAGCTCCGCTCTGACGCGGTGCGTGTCGTCGCCGCACCCAACGTAGCCACAACGGATCAGCAGGCCCTCGTCGGTGTAGAGGCGGCATGGCCTGAACGTGTGCCCCTTGCGCTCCTGGCAGCGCCCGCGAGCACGGCAGATCGGAGCTTCGGTCCAGCCGTTCCGGTAGACGAACTGCTGGGCGTACGCAAAACGGCGCCCGCACTCGACACACGACTGTGACGTCATGACGTCGATGACGAAGGAATCGATGACGTCGTCGAAGACGATGTTCCCGCCCTGGAAGGGCCCGCCACGGAGTGGCGCGTCGAGTCCAGTCGCCGCCAGTCGCCGCGTACGATCGCCAACGCCGAAGCGAGCACGAGGTCGCAGGTGTCCTGGTCGAGGTCGGTCCAGGGCCAGTAGCCGGCTGCCACAAGCAATGCGGCGCGCTCTTCTGGACCGAGCTCGAGCGCGGAGGCTAAGCGCAGGACGGCCCAGCGGGTCGGGGTCGGCCGGCAGCCATGCTCGAGCTTGTTGACGAACCCAGCCGTCACGCCAGCACGGCGCGCCAGCTCGTTCTGGCTGAGCGTGCGCGTCTCGATGCTCGGCGTACCGTGATACTCGCGGACCATCGTCGCCTCACGAGCCAGCCGCAGCCGCTTGAGCAGAGCTGCGAAGCTCATGGACGGCGCAGAAGCAGGCCCGAGATCAGCGGTCATCAGTCGGAACTCCTGAGAGCTGGAGCGCGAGCGCGGCCAACCTCGGCGGCAGCTCGTCGCAGTCGCCCACGTGGGCCCCTGGGCAGCGCCGCCTCGACACCCAGCCGTTCCGCTCGGCCGGCCACATGGTCCACTGGTCGGCCGCATCCTCCTCGTCATCAAAGCGGGCCACGTACATCTCGCCGTCTGGCGATGCGTACACGAGGTCGTCAACGGGTCTCGGCACGGTCGTCCTCCCTCGGGGCCGGCGTTGCATCTCTGCCGTCCAGAATCAGGCGGCCGCCGTCATAGCGTATCTCGATGTTCTGTGGATAGCGCCCCTCACGTCGGGCCTGCTCATCGGCCTGCTGGACCTCCCGTGAGCGGGCCGAGTGGCCCCGGATGTAGCCGCGGCGGTAGACCTGCCAGAGCAGCGCGTCGAGCGGCAACTGGAGCAGCTTGCCGACGCCCTCGTGTTTCATGCGGAGCAGCTCGTCCTCGAAGGCCGTCTCGATCCGTTCGTCCGTCACCGACACTGCCGTCACTCCCTCACCGCTCCGTAGCGAGATACGCCATGACGATGATCATCACCGTCGCTCCGAGGATCGCGCCGACGAACACGCCGCCGACGAACGTTGCGATCAGCGCCTCCACCGCTAGGTCATGGGCCGACGAAAGCAGACGTGGCGGACGCCCGTCAATTCGTAGGCGGTAGCTCTGTCCCATGTGGCGACGTCGACCCATGGCATCGGCGTGCCGTTGCCCAGGCCGCCGCCACGATCGGCGATGCGGAAGCTCCCAACCCCGGGGATATCGGCGATGGCCCCCAGCTTCACGTCCCAGGACGCGGCGGCTATAGGCTCCGGGGTGAGAATGCTTGTGCCGTCGAATGTCTTTGCAGCCGGCCCGTAGTCCAACCTGGCATAGCCCGTGATGCGCGAATTCCCGCACCAGGGCGCGTCGGCCGGCCCGAGCGTCGTGAAGGCGATGAGTGCGGCTCCGATGATCGTCGTCATAGGCTCCCCTAGCGAAGCAGCTTTTCAATTTGCTGCCAGTGGTGCGGTCTCCAGATGTACACCTCTTGCCCACAGGCGCGTAATTCGTCGATCCACGCCCGTTGCGCCGGAGTGACTTTCCCACGATCTGACTTCAATTCTGCGAAGATCACCCTCGGCCTTTTTACGAGGACTGCATCCGGAAACCCAGCCTCAGATTTTTCCGAACGATTCGTGTGATAAAACGCCCAACCGAGCAGCCGCGCCAGCTTGCGGACGGACTCCAGGAACTCGGCCTCGGTCTCTCTGGGCGGGGTGTCCAGGAAGGTCACGGCGCCGGCTCGCCAGCCAGCGCCAGGGTTTCGGCATCCACGTCGAAGACATTCCCGAACAGCAGGAACGCATCTTTTGGGAAGAACACCATCCCGCGCGGCCCCATCTTCTTTCCATGATAGAAGCGCCCCACGTCGTAGAGGGCGTCCAGCGTCTGGTACAGGACCGCGCCCGTCTCGATCTCATAGACAACGATCCAGACCTCGGTGCCGGTGATACCCTGGACTTCGACGTAGTGCTCGAGCAAGCGGAGCGAGAATCCATGCTCGTACCGTCCCGTCAGGTGATGCAGCGTCGCTCCTTGCTTCGTCTTCACCTCGATCCAGCGGCGCTGCCCCTCGATGCTGGCATCAAAGTCCGGGATGACGAACTGCCCCCGCTCCCCCTGGAGACGCGGCGGCGTGTCCCCGTCCTCGCCGGCGTAGTCATAGCTCGGGATGATCCAGAAGCCCGCACGCTGGAACATCGCCGCGACGATGCGCTCGCCACGGCGCCCGATCTTGAACTGTTCCGTGTCACGCAGGGATGTCGTTGCCATGCGCCACCCATCCATCTCGGACCTGCCGCGCGAACAGCTCCACCTTCGAGCCAGGACATAACGCCTCAACCAGGGCATAGAACTCATCGGGCTTCCGCGAATGCTCACGGAGCGGCCCGTGTAGCACCGTCGTCTGATTCATGAGCAGCACCGTCGGATATCCACGCACGGCCAGCAGGCAGTGCTCCGACTGGCCTCGCAGCCAGTGCCCCGTACCCATACGATCCTTGACCCAGGTCAGAATCGTCTTCTGCTCAAAGCCCCAGGCTGCGAGAACGCTGAAGGCCTGGAACATGTGGGCGTTTGTCGTCCAGAGCCAGAGCACGGCATCGTCGGCCGCGAGATCGCCGACGGGCAGGGCGCAGATGTCC